ATCCTGCATTGCGCCGCCCTGGCGACGGCGGCCGGCGGGGTGGACGGTTTCCTGATCGGGTCTGAAATGGTGGGGCTGACCACGCTGCGCGATGCCGCTAGCCAGTACCCCGCCGTCGATGCGCTGTGTGATCTGGCGGGGGACGCGCGCAGCCTGCTGGGCAGTGGTGTGCGCCTGTCCTATGCCGCCGACTGGACCGAGTATCACGGTCACCAGCCCGGTGGCGGCGCGAAGGTTTTCCATCTGGATCCGTTGTGGAGCGACCCGGCGATCAGCGCTGTGGCGATCGACTGGTATGTGCCGCTGAGCGACTGGACCGGCGGCGCCGACGAGGCGGATGCCGCTGTCGCGACCGGTCCGCACGACCCGGCCTATCTCGCCGCGGGCGTGGCCGGCGGCGAGGGGTATGACTGGTATTATGCCTCGGACACGGATCGCGAAAACCAGATCCGCACGCCGATTGTTGACGGCGCCCATGGGGAGGACTGGATCTGGCGCGTCAAGGATCTGCACGGCTGGTGGTCGAATGCGCATCATGACCGGCCCGGCGGCGTGCGCGAAGCCGTACCGACCGGCTGGGTGCCGCGCTCCAAACCGATCTGGCTGACGGAGGTGGGCTGTCCCGCCGTCGATCTCGGCGCGAACCGGCCCAATGTCTTTCTCGATCCCAAGAGCGATGAAAGCGCGTTGCCCTGGCACTCCACCGGCACACGCGACGACCTGATGCAGCGCCGCTATCTGGAGGCGCTGCTGTCGCACTGGGAGGCGGGGGCGAACAATCCTGTCTCGCCGGTCTATGGCGGGCCGATGGTCGATCCGGACCTGATTCATGTGTGGACCTGGGATGCCCGGCCGTGGCCGGATTTTCCGACGCGCACCGATATCTGGTCGGACGGCCCCAATTGGGAGCGCGGCCACTGGCTGAACGGACGCGCCGGCCAGGTGCCGGTGGCGGGCATCGTCGCCGAGCTGGCGGAAGATGCCGGTTTGCCAGTGCCCGACGTGTCGGCGCTGGACGATCTGGTCTCCGGCTATACGGTCGACCGGCCGATGAGTATGCGGGCAGCGCTGGAACCGCTCGCCGATCTTCTGGGCTTCGATGTGTACGAGCGCGCGGACGGGGTGCATTTCGTGTCAGCGGGGCGTTCCGGTCCGGTCTTCGCTCTGGCCGAGCCTGTGGCGGGACCGGACGGTGACCGGCACTGGACCGCGCTGCCACCGGCCGAGCTGCCGCGCGATGTGGCGCTGGGCTTTTTCGACGACACCGCCGCCTACCGGCCGGGCCGGGTCTCGGTGCGCGAGGCTTTCGGCACGGTGACAACCCTGTCGCAGCAGGTCTGCGTTGTTGCCGATCCCGGACTGGCGCGCAGCTGGTGCAGCGCGGTGCTGGCCGATCTCGCGCATCAGGCACCGGTGAGCGGTTTCAGCCTGCCGCCCTCGGCGCTGGCTGTTGAAGCGGGCGATACGGTTCGGCTCGACACGCAGGCCCTGCAGGTGCTTTCGCTCGATGGCGGCGATGTTCGCCAGGCCCGGGCCTGCGCGCCCTCCCTGCGCCGGGCGGCGGTGAGCGGTGCCGCGAGCGGTGTCGATACGCCCGGTCCGGTGACGCCCTCGCGGCCACTACTCGCGGTGCTGGATATTCCCCTCGTCGCCGGTGCCGAGACGCGGGCCGGGCCTTTGCTGGCGGCCCATGCCGAACCCTGGCCGGGGCGGATCGTCTATCATGCCGGCGGTGCAGCCCGGGCGGAAAGCCGACAGCCGGCGCGGATCGGTGTGCTCACCGACGATCTGCCCGCCGGACCGCCCGCGCGCTGGGACCGGGCACATGCGGCGGGGATCGAACTCTATTCAGGCACGCTCGCCGCGCTGCCGCCCGAAACCGTGCTGTCCGGCGGCAACCGGATCGCGGTCGCGGGAGCGGACGGGGCGTGGGAAATCCTCGCCTTTTCCGATGCCGAACTCGTTGCGCCGCAGACCTGGCGTGTGCGCACGCTGCTGCGCGGCCTCGACGGAAGCCGGTGCCTGGATCATGCGGCGGGAAGCGAGGTTGTTGTGCTGGCTGGCGTGAGCGATGTCCTGCCTGTCGCCGTGCATGAAACGGGCTTGCCGCTGTCCGTTACCGCCGTGCCTGACGGGCTGCCGGTGCATCACAGCCAGGCGCGAACGGTGGAGTTCGTGCCGCAGCAGCGGCATCTGCGCCCTCTGGCACCGGTCCATCTGCGTGCGCGCTGGATGGATGATGTACTCGATCTGACCTGGATCCGGCAGACGCGTATCGGCGGGGACAGCTGGGCGGCCGGCGATGTACCGCTGGGGGAGATTTTCGAACGCTATCGCATCACGCTGTCGGCCGGCGGCGAAACCGCGCTGGACCTGGACGCCGGCGCACCCGTCCTGTCCGTGCCGCTGGCGGACATCGACACCGCATTCGGCGGGCGTCCGGACGCACTCACCGTCAATGTTGCACAGGTGTCGGACCGATATGGCCCCGGCGAGACGGTGTCGCTGAGCCTCGACCTGTGAGGTGACTTTGCGAACCGGGGCAAACCCGCTTACATGAAAGGCGTGTAGACCCCGACCGGTGTGGTAACAGGAAGC